TATTTCTGATCCTCTGTTATTGAATCTTTATCTATTATAAAATAAGTATGGTCTTCCCTCATTTAATTCTCCTTAAAATAGATTTGTGGGTATTTCTTCTTTACCAAAATCAGTCCTTTCCATATTGCGAGAAATGAACCCTCCATTATCCCATCTATACATCTTAATATTATCTACAGTCACATTTCCACCACTTGTTACAGCAGATGTAAATGTTAAGCCTGTAGTTTTATTAGCCTCTGCATAATGCGTATGTTGACCGTTTGAACTATCAAGTTGTCCTGACGCAGTAGTTCCTACATAAACAAGTATGCTATTGCTACCAGTGCTAGCAAATGTTCCATCGTAAGTTACTTTGTAAAACCCGCCAATTGTAACATTAGCTGTATTTATCATAGAGTTTAAATTAGCCTGGCCTAAAAATGATCCCCCAGAAATCGACCATTCCCCTGCAACACTACCTGGAACAGTCCATCCAGTAGAAATTGATAAATCAGCATTTGGATTATTGGCAAGCTGACCATCATCACCTCTGCCTCGAGCATAACTTTCTCTAAGTGAAGGTAAATCAAAAAACTCAAAAAATCCATCAGAACTTTCACCATCTCCTTTTGTGTCTCCAAATGACCAATAATGGAGAAGACTATTTCGTAATCCAGCTGCATTTGGACCTTTAATCAAAGATTCTGAATGCATAGTAGCAACTTCAGTTGCGCTTAAAGCTTTACTATAGCATCTTAAATCCGCTTGTTTTGAATTTGAAGTATTATAACTATAACCCCCACTCATTCTATATCTCCCTACTGACGTACTTGAATCAATGTTTAGATTATCAGTTGTTGCAGTATCTGAAACATTAAATGTAAGCGTGGCAGCTGTTCCATTTATATACAGCACTATGCCTCCATCTCCAGCGCTTCTGTCAGATGTAATAGTAATATGATTCCAAGCATCACCTGTAAGAGAGGATGTTAGAACAGTCAAGTTGTCGTAAGTACTTCCTCCAACTTTCCATTGCATAACTACAATTCCACTATTGTCAGCTATATAGAGTACAAAATAATTATTACTATCTATATATTTACTAATAGGGGAAATAGAAGCAGCTCCATCTGGTATGTACACCCATGTTGATATCGTATAGTCTCCAGTACCAACATTAAATACATTAGGTCCAGTAAGAGTTTCATTAGTACCTCCAAAAGTTACAGCAGACTTTCCATGCATTTTAACCATAGAAATATTGGAATCAGCAGGGTAGATATTTATATTGTCTTCATCTATCTGCAATGGATTAGGCTTCAACGCTCCTGCTACAATTGATTTAGCTTTCATATTAGTCCTTAACTATACCAAATTTAATTTTTATTGTTGAAGATATAGTATCTGCTGTAGTAGCTAGTCCAAAGAAATATAAACTTGTACTTCCAGCAGCAGCTTTACAAACTGCTCCAATTGAAAGAACACTAGATACATAATCTGCATTACCTACAGCATATCCAGTAGGGATAGGTATAACCGCTTGAATCCCAGTAAAAGTATCTGGATGTATGTTAAGACTACTTATTGCTACACTTGCAGCATCTGCTGTGTCGTCCGCATCATTGATTACTCCCGAATTATTATCACTTATGAATAAATTATGCGCCATGCTATCTCCCTGAGGCATCCAACAACTCACTGATTGTATTAAGCATGTTCCTCCAGGTACTGCAACTGCGTTAGGTATTTCATACGCACGTAGATTCGTTACATATAAAATATCTCCAGCTCCATCTGCTGCTGCGGCTACATCGACTTCAATAACATCGACATCCATTTTGTTAAGTTTTTCTTGTACTGTATACTTTTTAGTATTTGTTACTGCCATAGTTTTCTCTCCTTTGTGCCTTAAAGTCTTTGGCTAGACTGTGAATGCACTTTTATTTCATATTCCAAAATCCTTGACTTATATAGGGTCCTCTCTTTCTTGAGCCAGCAGCCTTTTTCATCTGCTTTCTAAAGCTAGTCATATAATATTCAAATTTTTCAATATCCATCATATCTTCTGCAGCTTTAGCCCTTAAATAATAAACAACAGCATTTGCTTGATATCTTGTTAAATCTAATTCAAAAGATTCATCTTGTATTACATCGATATTTTCATGCACTAGCATAGGTTCATAAAAAGCATTGTAAATATTTACTGTATCATTATTCGAAGCAGAAAATACAGCTGCCTCAGTTATTATATCATTTACTTTAGTTGTAGTTCCAGAATCTTGTATTATATATCTTTGATTAAAGTATAAAAGAAGATCGCTTTCACCTTCATTTAAACTAAAAAATCCCTTTGAAGAATCAGCAGCAGCATCTTGTATAAATATATATTTATTAGGATACTTTTCTTGTTGCTCTTTAAATAAAGCTAACTCCTTTCTATCTGCCGCACTATCGGGATAATATGTTTCTGCAGTATTAAAATCTCCTGCACTTGTAATTGTATTAGGAGTAGCATAAAATTTAGTTTTTAAAACCAATATTCCAGTGTTAGTACCTGCCTGTAAGGTTTCATGAACCCCTTCAAATGGTCCTGAGTTTATATATATTTTTTGATCAGCATCGAATATACTGCTTAAATCTGCATAATCATCATATCCGAACGTAAAAAGAACTAAATTAGTTCCTGTTGATCCATACCCTATAAATCTATGAATTGAAGTTCCATATTGATCTGCCGCTGAAAAATTATATGTAGGTGCATAAGAATACTCTATTTCTAAGCCATTTGTAACTGTCTCTACTGGACTTTTATATTTAGAGTAATCATCAGAATTTATATCGCTATTATCCTTTTGTATTATACCAATCTTATTGCCTTTATTATAATAAGCATATTTCTTAGAAGCCATCTGAATCCTCTATTGCTGGTTCAAAAACAGACCTTGGAATACTTTCGTATCTAGAGTCATCATTATTATGATCTTTAGCTCTTATATCAAGTATTTTAACTACACCTTTAGGTATATCGTAAAATCTTTTATTTTGTATTAAATCTAATCTAATTGTTTTAGTATGTGTGGGAGCCTCTAAAGCCATTTCTTCTAAAGCGTCTTTTATATATGCAATAGCACGCCCTGTACTAACTACTCCAGTTCTTTCCATTATTTCTTTAACTTTCATTATCCAGCTGCCCCTCTTTGTTGTCTAGCTTCTCTAGCTCCAAGCATTAAAAATGATCCATCATATCTTTCTTTTAAATTCTTAAGTAATAATTCAGAGGCTGCAACCATTTCTGAATCTTCTTCTCCAATCAATGCTTCAGACATTCTTGCCTCCACTACCTTAATTGCTGCATATAGCGTTACTAAATACCCATATTCATTTGGAAAATTTGCTATATTAGCTGTAGTCTCACTATAAAGAATGCCTTCATCTGGAGTCACTTGAGTTACATGTATCCGATTATTTCCTGTATTTGTTGCCACAGGCACAGAATATATCTTTCCATCTAATTCATAATATCCAGGATTGTATTTAGATCTATAGTTTAAGCTATCAGTATCTGTAGCTTCAATTCTCATTTCTGAGGCAATTTTGCTTGCAGGCCTTAATATGCTTGTACTATTATGCTCTCTAACTATAGAGATTACAGGTCCAGTTTTTTCTACAAAAGCATCACTACCTGAAGTGACAGTTGAACAAAATTTCATTATTTCAGCAGGTTTAACTTCTATAACTCTATGTATAACGTCATTTACGCCATCTCTTATAAAAGTCTGAACTTCAGTTTGATTTGGAGTGCTATCAACACCTATAGTTAATCCTGTTAATCCTACTATTTCTTCAGTAATTGTTGCCATTATTTACCTTCAGCATACTTATTATTACAAATTCTTATTTTTGGGCCCTTCTTAGTTTTCTTAGATCCATAGCTTCTTCTCATAGAGCCAGTATTTAAGCTTCCTCCACCTCTAGAGCTTGTATCTTGTATATGTCCTATCGTTAATGTATCTGCCATTTTTCTCCTTAATTACCTACCCCCCTAGAGAAGAACCCATCTTCAGTAGGGGAGTAGGATTTATTATTTTCTAACTAGCAATCACTTACTATGTAGTTGCGAATGCCCCTGTAGCAGCTGTACCACCATTACCTTGATTAGTACTTATGCACTCTACGTGCCATTGAGTACCATTAAAGATAAAGGATAACCTAGAGCCGATTCCCCAGCCGCCATTTGTAGCGCCTTCTATATTTAAGAAATCATCTCCAGTTCCATCTGCAACATCTATAGTATAACCCATGCCAGCTGCAACAGCTGTTTGGTTTAATACATAAGATGTATTGGCGAAAAATTCGCCTGATGTACCATATTTATGCACTGCAGAATCACCCAAAGCTGCGATATATAATAGATCTATTCTATCGCCTTGACTTGAGTCTGCTGCAGCAGGTAACGTGTACGCTGCTGCGTCTGTGTCATTAACATGATATTTACGGTTTGCCACCAAAGCACCTGCAGCAGTTAGAGCGGTAATACCCCTAATATCCCTATTGCAAGTCCTATTGATTTCATTAGCCGTAACAGTCAAGTCACTCACTACACCGAAATCAGTTTCCGATATAGTTCCTAACTCTGTTACTTCAGCATCACTTACCTGAGCGTCAGGGTTACCAGCTAGCCAATACTTTGCTTTATCGCCTGTTGGCATAGTCTAACCTCCTTAATGTACAGCGCTGCTTGGAATTTCAGTTGCTAATTGAACTAGCAGCTTTATTTTCCCAGCACTCGCTACTGTGTTAATGTCAACATCTATTGTATCAACCGCAGAGTAATATTTTCCACTACTAACACCTGCTTCAGAAGCACCAGAAGCGCCTCCAAACATTACTATGCTTCCCGCTAATATAGATCCTGTACTACAATCCCAACCATCAATAAACATATCAGGATCGTCTCCATCGCCAACATCAATATCAGCAGAGCCTGCAGTAATTGCAGATGTTACTAATATTTTAACACCTAGAACATAAGCGCCAGCAGGTACAGTGAATACAGGGTAAACACCAGCTGTAGATGTTAGATCTAGTTCGCTTGACTGATACCATTTAGCATTAGCATCAACGGCATTATCAAACTTATTTTGTCCATATAATGGATTTGCCATAATCTAACTCCTTATACCCAAAGGGCGTGTGTTTCAGGACAGCACCATTCCATACCAGCTTCGGTAAGGATTTGGTCTACTCTACGATCGACCCCAGAGTTCTCTAAAGTTTGAACTCCTACGTAGACACCTGTGTCTCTGTTAATACCATTACCAACTAATGGACGATATGCACAATATTTCATGTTAATACCTAACATTTTAACATTTGTACTATCTAAGTGAACATTTCTTGCAACATTCATATCACCATATACAGTTGTTATAGTAGAAATATCTACACCAAATACTTTCTTCTTACCTGATAAGCTCATTTCAGCTCTCAAGTTAGGAGATTGTTGTAGATTGTTCATGAAGTATCCAGATAATTTATGTAGCCAATTGTATGTTGCAGTATCGCAGAAGAATACAGTTGAGCCAGCATTATTATATCTTGGATCTAACATTGCGGATAAATCATTTAAGAAATCATCCTGAGTTTTAGTATCATGAGCTAATAAGAAAGAGTTACCATATGTAGAAATATAGTCAACTGCTCCTTGAGTAGTACCATAAGTAGAATTTTGTCTCCCAAATAATAGAGAGTTTTCAATATCCCATTTATGCTCAATAAGCTTTTCTTTCCATATTCTTGCCCATTCATTACCTTCATACTTAAGAACAGTAGCTCTATCTGTATTATTCATCACTGCTGATGTTTTCCAGATTTGAGTTTGTCCATGTCCAGTACTGTAAGGCTGATCTTGCCATGTTTCTGGGTAACCAGAACCAGCAGCATGAGCAGAACCTACAACATATACTTTAAAAGATTCCATGAACTCAACCGCATTAGAAACAGATGTTATTGAAGCATCGTGCCCTAAACCACCACTTACACCAGCAGTAGTAGCATCGCTAGTAGTAGCATCAGTAAATCTGATTGCACTTCCAGAACCTTTTACACAAGTAGCATTAACAATAGCTTTATTAACTGTTGCGCTATTTGCTGTTGTAGCTTCAGCATACTGATCTAAGTCAACAGAGTTAACTTTCCATATAGTATACCCAGTAACTGTACCTGCTTGTGAGCCTGTTACAGCTCCACTTGCAGCATGAGGTACTTTGATTAATTGACCAGGAATAAAGAATTTAGGCTGAGTACCTTTAACACCCTCAGCATAACTTATTGTTTGGCCATATATGTTCTGACTATTGCCATTTGCATCATAATCAGTAAAGAAACTAAAAGAATATACATTCCCTTCAGCTGGAGTTAAATCACCAGCACTAGGTGCCGTCCCGCTAGGGGAAGCTGATGCAGATGAGCTAACATCACTCATATATGCATATCTTTTAGTATAAGATGATCTTTTTTCAGAAAATTTGAAAGAAGGATCATTTGTAGGTTTTTTAGCAACCATGCTAACAAACCTGAAGAACGGATCTTGGGCTAAGTTTAATTCAGAAACATAATCACCAAAGTTATACTTTCGTCTTAATGCACCTGTATTTAACTGTACCGAAGATTCGCCTCTTTCTATCGATCCAGAAGTATAATTACTTCCAGTTACGTTTAGAATATCAGACATCTTGTCTATCTCCTTATACTTTTAAGTTAAGTTTAGATAGACATATATAAATTATATAAGCCTACCCAAACAGGTTATCTACACTATCATCGAATCCAAGGATTGAATCAAAGACATTTCTGTCTGGTGATTGCGTATCTCCCTGGCTATTCGCTCCGCTAGCAGATGTAGGCATGTTACGAACGTTTTGCATTTGATTTAGCATATCTTTTCGAGTACTTTGTGCTACATTTTGTGCATTTTTGTTCCTATTTACTAAATAATGAACATCATTTAAGGTTAATGTATGAGAAGAAGCTTGATCTTTAAAGCTTGCAAATTCTTCAGGACTCATTCCTTTATCCTTCATAAATTGAAGCTCTTCAGTTCTTTGCTTTTGTTTTTGGCGAATTATATCCGCTCTTTCTTTCTCTACGCCAACCATTTCTTGCACTCTTTGTTGAACTAGCCCATCAACATGAGCTTGTTGCAATTTAGCACTATCAGACTCTGGATCTGCCATAGCTTCTTGTGGGTCAAACTGAAAATCAGGTTTAAGTCCTAATTGTTCTTGTATTGAGCTTGCAGGTTTCCCCCCATTAACTAAATAATCCCTAACATGGTCTACTAGTCCAGCATCATTTTTCATAGCTTCAAGAACAGGAACAAATTGTTCAACTTGTTGATACCTGTCTCTCCACCTAACAGCTTCTCTGCTACTATCTTTGTAGCGTTTTTGCCAGTCTGTGCTGTTGTTAGACTGACTTGCCACATTATTGGAGCCTTTGTCTCGATTGTGGGTTACCTGTTGGGGGCCACTTGGTTGACTAAGGGTTGCCTCAGTGTCTACTTCTTGAATACCTCCATTCACAGCATCTTCTAGCTGATCGAAAAAAGCCTGAGAGCCTTCACCAGTATCTCTTGCATCAGAATTAAATGAATCTTCGCTCATACCTATTTCAGGGTTACTCTTACTTTCATTCACGGAATCTGTCATATTCCCTCCTTTACTCTGTTATTTACATCAGTAGTTTATTCAGATTCTTTGGTTTTATCCAAATTGTTTTTAAAATTTTGTAAAACATCTTGAGTTCTAGCTTTCATAAGCTCTACATTATTAGCTATAGTATGCTGAAGAACTTTTTGTTTTGCTTCTGTTTCTACAAACTTTTCGTTCATTCCAGCTTTAACTTGTTCTTTCTCTTTGGTGATTTCCATTTCAGCTTGCATTACTTTACCTTTAATACCTGCTTGAACAAGTTGTCTTTCAAGAGTTTCTATTGTACCATCTCTATCTTTAACAGCTTCTTCTAATTGCTGCATTTGTCCTTGTAACTGAGAGTACAATGATTTTCTTCTAACAATATTTTCTTTATTTTTGATATCAGTTTCTGCTAATACAGCTATATCATCAACAATTCCTAACTGCATTAATTCTTTCATTTCTTCTAAATAAGCCCATCTATTTACAGGCAATGTAGAACCAGCAGTTATTTGAATATCAAATTTATTACCTGCAATATCCATAGATTTTCCAATAGCTTCACCCATATCATTAAATATAGGAACATTTATTTCCTGATCTTTACCTTCTTGTATATCATTAGGTTGTATAATTCTAAATCTTTTGTTTGCAGTGTAAACAGTTTGACAGAATTGCAATACTGATTTTCCTACCTGCATTAAAGCAGGTTCTATTGCAGATGTCATCCACTGCTTAATTCTTCTTGTTCCGTATTCATCTAAGGCAAGCATACCTCTATAAGTTTCATGCTGTCCTCCAGTATCTCCCATCATCGATGCATATATCCCAGCTAAGTACTCCATATCTCCTTTAGCTTCATTTACAATCCCAAAAAACGCATTAGATAATGGGGCTGGCTGAACTGCTGTAGGAGGAGTAGCTCCTGGTCTTACAGAAAGAAGAGCTCCAGGACTAGATGAATATTTTTCCCACTGCTCTTCATCAATACTACCTTCTTCATAAAGCCATCTTAAACTACTTCCTAAAGATGCATTGTGCACCATTATTTGATGTGCTTTATTAATCTCTTGTTGTTTCCCAATAAGGGGAGAAACAGCACTCATAGGATGAGGTGTTCCAGTCCATTTAAAATGAAAAGGTATTAAAGGATAGTCTGTTATGGTCGCAGGTAAAGTATATTCATATATAAGTTTATCACCTATTACACAAGTTTGCTTTATTCTAGAATCGTGAAACTTAACTACGTCTACAATAGTTTTTGCAAACTCCTCATCTTTAAGTAGCATTTTAAATTGTTTTTCTTCTACAATTTCATTTCCTATTTTTTGAGATGCCTGCTGTATTTGAGCCATGCATTCATTTTGATAAGATTGAAGTTGTTGAGTCATCATTTCTTGAGCTTTTTTCATTTCAAGCTGATATCTCTCAGGAAGCATTTCTTCTTTTTGAACGGCCTCTTCCATTTGCTTAGCTTGCTCTAAAAGCTGTACTTCCATTTCAGCTTGTTGTTCAGCTACCATTTGCTGACATTGAGCTTGCATTTGCTCTAATTCTTCTGGATTTGGAGGTATTCTGTAAAAGAAATTAATATAAGGAACTTTTATTTTTTCATAAACTTCAAAAAACTCTACTAAACTATCCTGTTCTCCAAGAGCCGTAACACCAACTCCTGTTTGCTCATTAGGGTCATTAAATGTAAAAAATTTCTGATCATCATCTCCTAGGGATCTTGTCGTGTATGAATATTGTTGTTGCTCATCACTACTAGCTTTTGCTATCTTTCTTTTATGTTCTGGAAATAACTTCATTAAATGATTCTTTGGAAGTACTTTTCTAATCATTATATATGAAGCATCCTGAAATAACATGTCTCTAGATTTAGGGTCTACATAAACATCAAAAGGCTCAGGTTGCTGAACAACTACTTCACCCATTCCGTTATCAGCGTCTTTGTCAACACTTATTAAAATATATCCAATACTTTTTGTAATACAATCATTAATTGCATTGTTATATAAACTTGAACCATTGGAAGTAGTCCAAACATAATGAGTTAAATCTGAAACTACGGCAGCGACATCAGAGTCTGAACCTTCTACACCAATAGCTTGCCATTTAGGATTATTTGCAGTAGCATAAAAATTTAACATCTCTACAACAGGAAGTATCCTATTAATAGTAAATGTAGGCATCCCTTGTTCTTCTAATGCAGTTTTTTCATCTAAAGTTAACTGCTCATCATGAGCAAATTCATACCCTTTTTGATTTACTCTCTCCCATTGTTTTCGAGTCCAGCTATTAGCTAAATGGTATAATTGACGTACTCTATCGGCTGGTTTTGGTTTTTTAGCCATTAATAACCCTTTTTAGTAACTTTTTTAGTTTTTTTAACTCTTTTATAAGCTTTTACGGCTTTATTTGCTCTTTTTCTGTCTTGTTTTTTTTGTTTTGCCTTCTTATTTGGCATATCTACTCCAGTTATTTGTCTATATTATACAAAATTCCACCAATAAATCCCAAAATTAATATACAAAGTATGAAAACTTCCATATTAAAAAAGGGGATTAGCTTTTAAGTAATGTTCCACTGTACCCTTTCCTCCTTCTGTGTTATAAACTTTTTTCCAGTATTTTGCCCTACCTTGAACAGTACTAGGTATAGGATCTTTATCTCTTCTATATTTTATTCTGCAAAAAAATACTTGAACAGCTATATTTGTTTTTAAACTAAATTCTGGATCTTCTGACATATATCCTAAACTCATTAAAGACTTTTCTAGCTCTGGTCTATATTTTATATAGTTATCAATACAGTCATGCATTGTTGCTGGCTCACATTGAAAGAACCCTAAAGCAGGACCTCCACCCATTTGCTCTAAAGCCATATATCTTGATTCTGCATTTCCTGTCTCAAGTATAAGACTAGCAGCATCTTCACTATATAGATTTGTTTTTTCTAAAGTATCTTTTATTATTGATTTTATTGTTTTTTCCATTATTTCTTTAATCCTTCAATATATTGTATTATTAGTTCTAAATCTTTTTTATTAACAGGTTTTGATAAGCCTCCTGAAGGTTTTGGAATAATTTCCATTAAATCGGAATCTTGATACCTAGGAGACTTTATTTTATAATCATTTAATCCTTTTGACCTCATATCTTCATTTATTTGATGTTTATCATAAAGAGGGATATCTTCTTCAGTTAATTCAATATTACCGTATTCGCCTTCAGTATAAATATTTCCACCTGTGCTCCATATTTTAGATGGACCAAAAGATGTTAGATGCTTCGCACCTGGATCTCTTCTTTCTCTTATCCAATGTCTATGAATTGCTTCTTGCGAACTAGACGTTGATGGGCTATGCGCAGGATCATATCCTAGATCCGCAATTTCATCATAGCCTTCAGGATATGGACCTCTATTTCTTGCTTTTGTATTTTCTATTACCATATCTAATACAGGAGTTTGAGAGCTTTGGTTCAAAAGAAGAGCTGGATCTGTTTGACTATAATATGATAAATTAGGATCGCCTTCCCGCATATTTTCGATTTTTTCATCTTTTGTAGCAGGTGTTATTCCATAAAATCTAAACCAATCATCAATCATTTTTGTAGGTATGTAAACTCTATCATAAAAGTTAATAGGTTGCCCAGAAGCTTGCATTAAAGATGCTTGAACTGCTTTTTGAGGAGCTCTTTCTTTTGCTTCATTTATTATGTCTAACCGATTTTTTATTGCAAGAGTTTCGTCTTCAGTGTTTCCTTCCCAGCTTAAAGGATCAGCTACATCTATTAGATGAGCTTCATCTGAAGATATAGTCCCATCGTTATTTGTATCAAATTCCATTACAAATCTATTCCCGCTTTTATTATACCCTCCTTCTTCAAAGCCAACCGTAAGATCTACATCGTGAAGTGACCATTGCTCTGAATAGTTTCCAGGCTCAAAGTCCCAAATATCAGTCATACTAAAATAATAAGCGTCTTGCTCAGGATCATATCCTAATCCTTTTGTATAATGCCCTAAATTAGCTGCACCTTCTCCAGTTTTAAATGATGCTAATCCTACCATGCTAAAAGCCGTTGAACCTGACCATTGCTGTGCTTGTACTCTACTAGAGTCATCCATAAAATCGTCCAAATTACCTATATCGACTGTTGTGAATCTGTAAGAAGCACCTACGTTTTGAGCCTCCCCTATAGTGGCAACGTTATACAAATACTCATAAACTTGCTTATGAGAAGACCTTATTGCGTTAAAATTACTTTCATCCATTATATCTTTAATAGGCACAGGCATATTATGTTTAGGATGCCAAAAAGTATCTTCATATTTTCTATCCATAAAGTTACCTGCTTTGTCCATAAATATAGCTTTGAAAACGCCTGTATTACTATAACCTAGAATTGATTTCTGAGGATTCAAGACTGTCCAATCCTTTACATTCATAATGTTTCCATCATTATCATATATATTCATAGATTCTAATAATCCCATATCCGCACTATATAAATCTTGTCCTTGCCCAAATACTTTATTTTGCCCGCTTGTAGTATTCATAACAATACCAACATCTAGTCCACTTTCTATCTGACTTGTCCAATGGCCTTCAATAGGTTTGTTATAAGAAGTGGGTGTATGTTTACCCTTAACTAGCTTAGCTCTCTCTTTTGAATAAGGCTTTAAATAAGCTTTTAAAATATCAATTGGTGGATTTTGCGATAGAGTTCCTGGAGCTGTTCCTGCACCTTTAATTGTCCCCTCGCCTTTATATTTCTTAACAGCCCCTTGAACAGTATCTCCAATATCTCTAGAAGCGTGTATCTCTTGGGAACCAATTTCATAAGCCAATTCATCTAAAAAATCTGTAACTTTATTAATAGGTCCTTGAAACATCCCCCAATCATCTTCATCTGCAGCTTCATTAAACCATTCTACTACATTTACCGCTTGTTCTGCAAATGCCAACCCTCTTTCATTAAGTTTTGAAAAACGTTCACCATTAGGGGTGTATTCATACTCTATAAAATTATCTAAGAGCAACTCTTTTGAAAAAAAGCTCTTTAAATCAATAGGTCCTGTTTTCATAACGCCCATTATGCTGTTACCCAACCCTTAGCTCTTTTTTTATGTTTATACCAACCATCTTTTCCTTCATTTAATCCTGTTGGAGGATATGCATATTTACATGCATAAGCCAACGCATCTATTGTATCGTCATGCGCCATTCTTGGTCCAAATGTCATAATCTCTCTATGCAAATCATATTGACTTTTCTTTATATGTATTTGTCCCACAGAAAATCTTTGCGCTAAAATTTCTTGGATTCTATCTCTCTTACTCATTCTAGTACCTGGCTTCTCTTCTTTAAAAGGTATAGTAAATTCATTTCTTCTTCTCATTTCAGCTTGTATAGCTTGAAATACAGGTCTCGACATAGTCGTATCCTCAATAGTAAATAATGTAGGTTTAAAAAATTTAGCATATCTAAATATATGGTCAACTATACCAACTTTTTCCGTTCCTGGAATTCCGAGAACAGGTAATGATCTATTCCTGACATAATCAATAACATAAATATTATTATCGGCTGTAACCCCCACAGCCATAATAACAGAAAAG